TGTCATGGCATCTACCTGGTCATCATGTAACCCATTTGGGAATGCTGCACATTCTTCTATAAAATCATTTACCCAAGGTGCATTTTCTGGCAAGTACACATTGCCTGCTTCAATCTCAGCACTGACTGCTGCTACCCGTGCTACTTTACTGCCTTGTGGAGTGTAAGGTATTAATCCCGGTATTTCATCTTTCAGATATTGGATAACTGCTGGGCCATTTGCTTTATCTTCCACTATCTTAGCATATGCTTGCGGGTATTTTGCTGACAGCATCTTTACTGCCGCTATAGTGCTAGGGAAGTCTAACTTATCTCTCACCTGGTCTACTAAATACTTATTGGCTCCCTTACGTGCCCACACTTGGCCTACTACATAGTCGCTCTGATCTGTACCCGTAAATGCCATGTCCCAGCTTTGTATGTACTCATCAATGTCACCAGGCAGCTCTTTATAAAACTTCCACCAGCTACGTTTAATCATGGATCCTTCCTCTGGCGCTGGCCTCTGCTGGTACAGAGCAGCCCACCAATACGATCCAAGCGTTTTTTCTATTTCTTTAAGCTTATCTACATCATACCGTGCAGGCCATAGCGCTTCTCCTTTATGCCTTACTAGCTTGCCTTCGTAATACTCGTCTTGTTCAGCCACTGCCGGTACCGATATTAGCTCCCACTGTTCCCCACCGTTTTCCATCTCTTTCAGTATCCTACCAGCCAGGTCATCTTCATGCCACCTGGTTTGAATAAGTATAGCCCTTCCACCTGGCTCTAACCTGGTGTATGCCGTAGACTTGTACCAGTCCCAGGCCTTATCCCTAAGCGTTTTACTGTTTGCTTCTTCTGCGTTTTTTACTGGGTCGTCTATGATTAGTAGGTCTGCACCTTTACCCGTAATACTGCCACCTACACCGGCTGTGTTCATACCACCGCCATACTTATCTATTTCCCACCGGTTACTAGCTGAATTATCTTCTCTAATACTTACCCCGTACACGTCCCGGCCGTAGCGCTCTAGCGTATCTCTAACCTTCCTACCCCACGAAGCTGCGAAATCAGCCTCGTAGCTAGAAAGGATTACTCTCTTATCTGGATTATTGCCTAAAAACCAAGCTGCGAAGTAATGCGACACTACTGAACTCTTAGCATGCCTAGGCGGCATGAATACCATTAACCGGGTTATTTTTCCTTCAGCTACGTCCATCAATTTATCGTTTAATAGCCTCAAATGCCAGTTATGCACATACCTACTCCCCATCTCCAGCTTCATCAGACCCAGCGGCATCGTCCTGGCTAAGAAGTATTCGTTCAAACAGCTGGCTAAAAAGCTTTCTGCTTTCTTCGTCAGTGATGATTTTTTTGGCGGCCGTTTCGTCATACCTTACCGTCACCTCACTTTTACTATCTTGGGTAACGTAGTGCATCTCCCTCCACTCGCCACCGCCACGGTTAACCAGATAGAATTTCTGAGCAAGTACGTTACCATTAATGGCGGATTGAAATAAAGCATCTTCTACTAAATGCAGACGCATCTTCTTAGCTTCATCTACAGCTTGTGCAAACTCTGGATCAGCTAAGCGTGCCTTACGATAGGTTGAACTATCAATGCCCATGGCCTTACATATATTAGTTATCGTCTCCCCATTCGCTATACGGTTAATAAAAGCTTCTTTTTTGCTGTCGGTGAATTTTTTTTGCCTACCCATTTACTCTATCACCCCCTTTTATTCACTGCTTTTATGGCCTGTGAATTGAGCATCACAATAACCTGCATCCCATTATCTGTCTAACCTCATCTTCAGTTCTACCAGCACGCATTAATCTCTCCTGAATTAACAGCTTTAGTGCCCGGTTTAGCTTAGCATCTCTGTGTACCTGCTCGTGGCATTCATGGCATAGCATTAGGCATGTGTCAATGCTCTCGTACTGCTGGCGTCTCCCGTAACCGGACACCACATGATGTAGCTCCAAATCGCTGGTTAACTTACCACACAGTTCACAGCGTCCATTTGCTCTATTTCTTACTGCGGCATAAACCTCAGAATTCACACCTAAGCACTCCTTGTATTTTCATACCCACTTTTGCCGTATTTTATGTTCTGCCACATTCTGTGAATATTCTATCATGTTTAGCACTAGGAGCCAAATATAAGACATATTTTACACTTAGCCACACATACCCCACCCACAGTTAGGACAGGTTACGCAGCCGCTTTCGTGGATTACTGGTGAACCACATTCAGGGCATATTACGTAATCATGTGCACTTTGCCTTTTCATTATTTGCTGTTTTACTTCTTCATTATTTAAGGCCGCTGCACCAGCAGCGCACCAAGAGTCAGCACCACCAGTGAGCCTAAACTTGTCACCGCTCGTAGACATAAATATCACGCCCTTTCTCTTTTATATCGTGCCACTTAACTACATAAAAAGAAGCCTGGCCTTTCTGGTCTGCACCAGTATGTGACACGTAGCAGTACCCGTGGTCTATCATCCAGATGATGTCCTTAGTCCTAGCTATAGCAAAACCCTGAATGACATCGCCTTCAACGTACCCCTGAAATGTTAGCTTAGGGTATAGCAGGCCATATTGTATGGCATACTTTCTTTTTTCATACTCTGTTTTAGCCCCGCTTTCCACTTCCTTTCTTATAGTAAATGTCCCGTAGCACTTACCAAACTGTATCCTGCTCGCTATACCGTATATGCCGTGTTCGTCATAGTGCCATAAATCTATACCAGCTAGCATGTCCAGCCTGCTAGCCATATCATAGGTCGTTACGCCTTCTACTATTTCTATCTTACCGCCTAGTATTGACTCTAGTTTATCCTTAAATAATTTCTCAAACACTGCAGAACTGCGCTTCAGGCTGGTCTCAAAGTCAATCACGCACGCACCCCCTCTGCTCAGCTATTTTTATTACTTCTTCGTCTATGTCGCATCCCCTAGCAACCCTGCCCAGCTTACTAGCAGCTATTAAAAACGTACCAGACCCTGCGAAACAGTCTAGTACTAAATCCCCGGGCTTCGTGCTATGCCTGATTAATCTTTCGGCCAGCTCGTCAGGTTTCTGCCATTTATACATCCTGTCACCACCAAGCATGCCCTGCTGACTAACGTCATGTACAGCCCACTGCTCATTTGTAATCGGGCAATTTAAGTTCGGTGCTTCGGGCATTCTAAAGAAAAGGATAGCCTGGTAGTTTAGCCTGTACCTGTCTTTAGGCATTACACCAAGCACATTACGGTATGTCCAAATTAGTATCTGGGTGGGATTACTTACTTTCAGGTAGGCCCGGAGTTCTTCTGGGTATGCCCCTATAAATACGTAAGCGAAACCGGTATTTTTTACTTTGCTTAGTGCTACGGGCAGCCATTTAGCAAACTCATCGATATTATCCACATCAGTCATGTACGGCGGGTCAGTAATTAACAGGTCACACTGTGGCTGCTCTTCTAACCAGCTCTTCCAGTCCTGAAGTGATATAACGGGTTTAACTGGACTGCTGGCTACTTGTGCTGCGATGCTCTCTCTTGCTTTACGTATTTCTTCCTCCTTCTTTAGCTTCCGGTACGCAGCACTTATAGTTAATTCGCCACGCCGTAGTTTTTCTTTCGTCTCTTCTGGTGCCTTTTTCAGGATGACTTCAGCTTGTGCTACAGTACCCGTGGATAATCCCAGATCTTTAGCAATTATAGCTTGTGTGTTGTGCTGCGTATAGGGTTTATCATTTTGTGATAAACCCCATCTCGCTTCAGCCCCTGCACGGCCAGCGAGCTGCATTTTTTCTTTGCCCTGCTTCAAAAGTAAATCCTTACGTTTGAGTGCCAGCTCCACACGCACAAAGTCTGTAATATTTCTACGGGACAGCTGGTTAGTTATTATCCAGATCATGGCTTCGTCTTCATTCTCAAAATGTATATCCCGTGTGTTAAATGGTATGTTGTGCTTAGTGCAAATCTCGTACCGGTGGTGTCCGTCTACTATAACGCCGTCCCACACGGTTAAGGGCTCCCGGCACCCTTCAGATAAAATACTTTGCTCTAACTCTTTATACTCCTCTTCGGTTAGTGGTGGGATTAAACTCTTAAACTTCTCATTAATCTGTAGCATGTGCTCCCCTCCTAAACTTGGCCCCTTTGTGGCGCATATGGCCCCTTTGTGACCCCTTTATGATGCCATTGATCCCATTAAACATTTTTATCGCTCCACAACCAGCCTCTATATAACTCAATCCAATCGCTCAAAGTCATTGTTACTAGCCAGTCTTTATTATTCTTTCTCCAAAATACTGCTGGTAGCTCGTCCGCCTCGGCATCTTTACATGCTTGTTTAATCGCATCATAAACATTTAATCGCTCCACCCTCTTGCATTCAACATGAATCCCGTCGAGCCCCACAACGTCGTCCCCGCCAATCCCCGAGTACTGCTGGCCACGTCTGGCACTGAAGCCATACTCTTTTAATTTCTTAGCAAGCTCCAGTTCACCACGCTTACCCTTACGCTTGCTGTTCATGCTGCGTCTCCTTCTCTTCACGCTCAAAGCGAGCGTCTAAATCTGCAATAGAACAATTGGGTCTAAATGAATAACCATCATTTTTAATACACTTTTCATCTAATTCCATCATGTGTTTCCAAAGCTCTGGAAAATCTCTGCGTATGATGCGAAGCTCATTGAGACTTTTGAATGGACATAAATAACAGCTTAACCTACGAAATTTCTCGTATAGTCCACCCCAAGTAAAGCCTCTGTCGTAGCAATACTGCAAACAATCTTTTTCTGTCATGCCCCACTCTACTAATGGATAAATTAATGTTCTACCATCTTTTTTGCGTTTTGTCCTTATGACTTCATCAGCTGCTATACCGATATATTGTGTAACTTCATCTTTAACGTTTTCTAAATAAGTGTTGATACGCTCTCTTTTGAAATAACCAGTGCACCAACGAGTTTTACCGTTCGGCCACCCATAACCCTTTTTCCCTGCATTTTTGCCTTTTTTCTCCCACTCCAGCATCATATATTCAAAGTCGTGTTCTGGTCTCAATATCGTTATTTTTCTACCAATATATTTCTCAACTTGTGCTATGT